TTATGCAGAGGTAGACGAAAATAATATCGTTATCAATGTCGGAGTATTTGAGGATGACATTACCCCTGTGGATTTGGGGTGGCCGAACTGGTATGAATCAGCCGACAACATCCGTAAAACTCCTGCTAGTCCGGGCTACATATTTGTTTTTGAAGCACCCGCTTATCCTCTCGGACTTTTCCATCCTCCTTCTCCGCACAACACTTGGGTACTGGATGAGAACTATGACTGGCAGCCTCCTGCCGATAAGCCTTACCCAGACGGCTACGGCGAACCACCTAACACTTGGTGGTGGGATGATGTGATCGAGGACTGGGACCAGAAATCCCCTGCTCCCGAGCCAGAATGAAACTCGTAGACGCCCCCGGCAAAGTCAACACCGGTCGGCCACTCAAACCCTTCGGCATAGTTGTTCATCACACCGCTTCTAATCGGATTGCAGTCCCCGATAATGTGGTTGCCTTATGTATTCGTGGTGTCAACAAGGTGCCCGGACCTTTATACAACTACCTCATAAAACGTGATGGCACCATTGTCAAGTTGACTGCAAGCAATATTAAAGCTAATCACGCAGGTCGAGGACTTCAATCGGTGTTGACTCGTACCCAGAAAAACCTTCCTGTTTTGGGTGACGCATCGAAACCAGGAAAGATTAGCGCCAACTCCCGCTTCATTGGGGTATCAATTATTAATGATGGTTTGGGTGAGGATGTACCCGAGGCTCAGATGGACGCATTAGTTGACTTGTGTGCCTTTCTGTGCGACGGACACAAATGGAACCCTGCGGTGTCTGTTATAGGTCACAAGGAATGGACCTCTAGGAAGGTTGATCCCTCGTTCTCTATGCCTGAGCTACGTGGGATGATTCATCGGCGGATGGTCACAGATATTCCTACAATGGTTTTACCTAAAGAACCGCATGATGGAATGGTTCCATTCCCCGGAACACTACGCAAAGGGTCACGCAGCCGGGCTGTTGTTCATGTTCAACGACAGATAGGAGCATTAGCAGACGGAATCTTTGGTCGTGGTACACTCGCCAAAGTAAAACAATGGCAACGAGCAAACGGGCTAGTTGCTGATGGCGTGGTCGGTCCCAAAACTTGGGCGGCTATGCAGATACGGAGACAAGAAGTTGTTCAACCAGCGTTTTATTAAAGACTCATTAGAGCGTGGAGTATCCACGTTTGCTCAGGCTTGGGCTGCCGCTATGGCTATCCCTGGCCCTGATTGGGGTGACTCCTTGAAGATTGCAGGAGTTGCTGCCCTTATTGCTATTGCTAAAGCTATTGCTGCTACTAAAGTGGGCGACCCTGAAACGGCGTCGCTAAGCGGCTAGAAAGATGAGGCTGTCTAGTGCCGCTCCCTGCTGTCAATCCTTACTCAACCGATGAGGTTGAATATCGAGAGTCAGGGTACGACTACGCCCCGAAATATCCAGGCAGTTACGATTACAATGAAAGCGGAATTGTTTATCGGGAAGCAGGGTTCCCGTATGTAAAACGTGATGCGATAGTATCCGTCAGCACTGTTGCGTGTTCGGCGGATCTATCGCCCGTTTTCACATATGTTTATACACCGAAACGTCCGGGGGGCGTAGCTTATGCGTCACGTACTGACTACAACACAGCCGGTTACGATTACAACGAACGTGACACCTCGATACCGGACAACCGACCACTCGTTGATTACACCACGGCAGGGGTCAGTTATTCTCAGTCTGCTGATATTGGTCACACTGTTGAGGTCATTGCGACACCATCTGCGATTGCCGTCACAACTGAATTTAGTGCCACACCTTCTGTCCCAGCGACAGTTCAACCAGACACGGTTGCCTGCCCAGTAGTAGTAGTTGCTGAGGTAACCGCTCAAACGATAGTTGTTGATGCAGGGATCGCAGCTACAGCCGCACTTCCATCCCCAGCTATATCGATTTCCGCTGTGCCTGAAACGATAGCAGCAGCCGCAGCAATGCCGGAAATCAGTTTGTATATTACGGTTGATGCCACACCCGGCACTATCGCTGCTACGTCAACAGTACACGACGGTACCTATGTTGTTGATCCTAGACCAGCAACGATAGCTTCCACTGGAGTTGTTGATGCTGTCGTTATGAAACAATTGTTAGAGATACCGACAACGGAGATTGTTCCTTCTGTCGGATTGCCAAACAAACCGACTCATGCTGCGTATGCTTTGATGCGTCACTATGGTCCGGGGTTAAGAGGCGATAATATATTTATTATTAATGGGACAACTGTCCAAGATTTTCGACCAGCAGATCAAGCTACTATTACACGTTGGATTTATGGAGGACACGACAGCCCAGACGATTTAACAACTTCGGAACAATTAGTACTAGTCGCAGCAGGATACGGATTCAGAGTAGGACCAGAATAATGCCCATATACAGTTATCGTTGCCTTGATTGCGGACTTTCATTTGATGTTCGTCATTCATTTGAGGAAACATATGATGACGTTTGTGAAGGTTGTGCTGGTGTAGTCCGTAAATATATGGGTTACATTCAGATCGCTGCATCGGCTACCCCGACTCGTGGAACCCATGATGGTAAAGCAATTGATTGGGCAGGAACAAAAGTTAAGGAGCAGCAGAAAGAAAAAGACATGGCAGCGTACAGACGACTTAGATCTGACGGTGTGCAACCCAAGTCTATTGATGGGTCTGCTCATTCTGAGGCGCACGCTGGGACGAAATACGAAGTTGAATCTGGCATCCTTCTTGAAGGACCCTTAACGGAAAGAAAACGCAAGGAACGAGCACTTGACGACGTTCTCGGGAGTAACTAATGACAGTACAGAATTGGATAGATGAAACCCGAGACATGTTGTTGTCTGGTTATGTCGAAGAATTATTGACTTTAGCATCCCCAATTAATGCTGAAGATACGTCGTTCACAATCGATCAAGCTGATACTTCGGGGATAGTTGCGGGAGTTGTTATAGAGATTGGTATTGAGGCAATGTATGTCCAGTCGATCACTGGTAGTACGCCAACTGTGATACGAGGGTACGGTTCATCGACACCGGCATCTCATCTGGCTAACGCTCTTGTCCGAGTGTCACCTAAGTTCCCGGCATACAGAATTCTGGTGGAATTGAACAACGATCTGCGAGATCTTTCGGCACCAGACAACGGGATCTTTCAAATGAAAACGTTTACAACCGTTTACAATGCGGTAAAACGTGGATACGACTTGACAGAAGATGATGTATCACTAACAAATGAGGCGGTCCAATCGATTTATGCCATCTCTTATACAGATCCGATAATAGTTGAAGCTAGGGAACCAGAGATCCGAAGATGGGGTCTGAAACGTGACAGAGTAACAACGTCATTCGCAAGTGGCATGGCATTAGTTCTTTACGAGCCAGCTTTCCCAGGGAAAACAGTTAATGTCAGTTATAAGTCGCCGTTAACATTGATCTCTGTAGGTGATTCGAAATCAACCACGGGATTACAAGGCACAGCCTATGATTTGCCTCCACTGGGCGCTGCACTTGCATTAATGGTTACTACACCTATCCGAAGAGAGTTTATTGATGTTCAAGGAAGCTCACGAAGGGCAGAAGAAGTCCCACCGGGTGCGATTTCGGCATCCATGCGTGATCTTCGAGCACGTCGAGATCTACGGGTAGCTGCTGAAGCCGCTCGATTATCGGCGATGTACCCACAGCAATTGAAAAGTTAGCTATGGCATTTAACTCTGAGTATCTGCCTGTCGAACTGAATGGTACTGATTTTGCTATTGATACAATGATGTATCGTCGCACAACGGTTCCCGTTTCTCGACAGCAGCGAGATAACAGTAAAGAACCGGGCGAGAATACGTTAGATACAACGGGTTCTTGGGTGCGTTCGCAAACTGATTGGTCATACGGGGCCGGTCAGCTTTATCTTGACAACGATGACTCGGATCGACGGCAGTTCTACTCGTCACAAGGTATGGATATTTGGACTAAAGGACAGATATCTCTTCTCCCGATAACGGAAGATACTTCACCGTCAACGGCTCCGGGTACTGGAGATCTGATAATTGAACGGTTTGTTGAAGCAGATGGTACTGAATATATTTACTTGGCCTCAGACTCCACCATGTTTTTCAGTGACGACGGGGGAGACAACTGGACTGAACACAGTACAACTCAGCCAATAGGAAGCATGACCTCGGATGGTTCGTCCGTTTACATAGCTCGAACAGGCACACAGGTACCACAAAAATACGTTCTAGGCCTTACCGCCGATCTCACCTTCGGTACTTTGACACCAAACCTGCTGGTCATTGCCGCTGGGCGCATCATTGGAGCAGAAGCTAACTCAATTTTTGAATTAGACGCCGCAGGAGCCAAGGCCACGTCGTCGTTAGACTACTCGCTTCCTCTTTCATCGAGTAGTTGGGTAGCTGTTACGGCAGCATCGAATGGCATTTATGCTGCCGCCAATACAGATAACACTGGGTCGCTTTACTATATAGGTGTCGATAATACTGACGGAAGTTTGAAAGCCCCTACCCTTGCTGCTTCATTACCTCGCAACGAAACTATTAATGCAATAATTGCTTACGGAGGTATGCTGGGACTAGCAACCTCAGCAGGTTTCAGGCTTGGACTCATTAGCCAAGAATCCTCCGGGTTAACCATTGGCCCAGCTATCGACACAGGCGGCGAAGTCTTTTCTTTAGAAGCCGACGGCAAATTCATGTGGTTCGGTTGCGATAATGCTCAGGTATACCGGGCAGATCTCTCCCGCTTTACCGATGTTCTTGTTCCCGCTTACGCATCAGACTTGCAGATGGGTGGGACTGTCGCAGCAGGCGACAAAGTTACATCCCTTGTACGGTTAAACAACGACAACGACCCTAAGTTGTTTCTTGCTATAAACAAAGCGTCATTAGCGGGCGCTGTTTACAGAGAAGATTACACCGGGATCAAAGTTGAGAGCGGTGAACTCATAGCTGGGGAAATAACATGGTCTACTGTTGTACCGAAACTCTTACGTTCTGGCACCATCGACCTTGACCGTTCACAATACGAACGCCTAACAACTAACTACCGGACGACAGAAAATTACAACTCGGCAACTGGAACGTACACGCTTGGGGCTGAAACTACTGAAGCCGTAGGCAAGATCCGTCTTATCGCAACAAACGGCGCACAAACTGCTGCGGCTATTCCAAGTCCAACTGGTTCATTGACGACAGGTAACCCGGAAACATTTGTGTTCGATGATGAAATCAACACCGCAATCTCATATGATTTGAAAGTTGAAATAGAACGAGGAGCAGCAGCTACCACTCAATCACCGATCTGTCACGACTGGCAGCTAATTGCGGTAGCAGTACCCCGACGCATCGACGAAATAATCTTACCGATTGTTCTTCGCCGGGACGTAGCAACGAGCAGAGGGTCAGGTAAACCTCGCCGTGCTCTGATAGCAAAAGAATCATTCGAAACTCTTCGCAACATTATGGAAAACGGAACAATGGTGACCTACAAAGAAGGTCAACGCACCGACAATGTGACCATCGAGCGAATAGAGATGACTCCCGAACGACTATCCGACGATGGAGGTTGGTGGGAAGGTACCCTAATTGTTAGGTTACTTACAGTTCCAGCATAGTAGGGGAAATGGCTAAGACTCTGTTCTTTGACATCG